AACTGCTGTTCTTGCACTGGAAGCTAATTGCTCCATTCCATTTCCTGCGCTAGACAACCCAGATCCTAAACTTGCCAATTTACCTGCACCAACTGCTACAGCTGTTAGTGATTTCGCAATACCCCAAGCACCTATACTAGAAATCGTTTTTAGGCCATCAGCCATCAGCATCATACCTTCTCCAGCATTTCTAGCAGAATTACCGATGGAACTAATAACATTAGCAATACTATTTAAGATTTTGCTAATACCACCACTTATACTATCAACTAATTGAGATAAGGCTTGAGCAATAGCTGTTACACCAGGTGCAGCCGTTGAAGCACCAATACCAACTAACATCAAGCCTGCGCCAACCAGCATTAAACCTGTACCTGCCACCAGTGCTACTGCTGCAACTAGAGTTAAACCTACACCTAATAATAGGATTCCTACTGATGCTACTAAAGAGGTAGCACCAACAAGAACGAGTCCTACTCCTAATAGCAGAATTCCTACAGAAGCTACTAAGGCCATTGCTGCAACTAAAGTAAGACCTACACCGAATAACAGCATACCGACTGCTGCTACCGTTGAAGCAACTCCTACAATTAATAGGCCTGCTCCAAGTAAAATGGCGCCAACTGCTGCAACTGTCATTCCTACAGCAAGTACTAGTAATGATGCACCCAAAAGAATTACTCCAACTGCTCCAACAATTGCTCCTATTCCAAATACAGCGATAGCGCCAGCTAAAGCAAGAATACCAACTGCTGCACTGGTTCCATATTGTGATAGCAAAGGCAATTGAGTGGCTAATAAGGCAATTCCTGCACTAGCAATAAATATTGCAGCACCTATCACTAATAAGGCACCTGCAAATACTAAAAATCCAGCAGCACTCGCAATAAAGGCAGGTCCTAGTAGTTTAACTACTCCTGCTAATAAAGCAATAGCAGCAAACATACCAAAGAAGACAGCAATAGCGCCTCCTCCTGCACTCGCTAATTGAGTTGCACTATCAGTCATTAGTTTAAAGCCTGCCCCGACCAAAGTAACAGCTCCTCCTACCATCAATAGTGCTCCTGCTAATTTTAGGTAAGCTGCTGCATTTTGAAGAATACCTCCAGGTTTAGGCGTTTCTGGAGTCTTAGGGGTACTAGGTGTTTTAGGAGTTTCAGGCATTTTAGGAGTTTCCATTTTTTTGTTTTTAAACGCATCAAGAATAGATTTTATTCCATTTTTGAAACCTCCGTTTTTAAAGGCACCGAAAATTTCTTTAATTCCTGTACCAAACTTTTTGGCTCCATTTTTAAAAATAATGAAGGCACCTATTAAGTCGACAAGTCCTCCAACTGCTCCTTTAAGAGCACCTCCTACCATCTTTATACCTTTAAGAATCATAAAGGCCATAGCTAATTTTTCAATAGCACTAGCTATTTGTTTAAGGGTTCCTGGATCTAAATTAGAAATTTGCTGCAAAGCCTTAACAGCCGCCATAATCATTAAGCCTTTAGTTCCTGCCTTTAAAATCATAAAGGCTGTTCCCAATTGCTTTATACTATCTGGGTCTAACTTACCAGTTATTTTTGCAATTGCACTTAAAGCTCCAGCAACAGAAGATAAAGCTCCTCCAGATAATTTACCTAGAGAAGTAAAAATACTATCTCCTCCAGAACTATTATTTAAATTATTAGTTATATTTTTAGCAGCTCCAGCAACATCTAATAATGCACCTTTTACGTCTTCCATTGCACCAGTATCATTAAAAGCATTAAAGAAATCAGTTACACCTAATTTCAAATCATCAAATATAGGCTTTATAACTGCTAAGCTTGTTCTAATACCATTAATTATGCTGTCGACATCAATTTTTTCTAACCCTCCAGCTAAACTATCACCCAAAGCATCGAAATTAATGTCACTCAACGAATCCGTGATTTTTTCTACAGCTTTAATACCAACCTTACCCACCTTATCAAAGGTAGGCTGTAAATTATTAGCTAGAGTTTCTTTTAAGCCGTCTACTGCTTGACCAATTGTTTTATATTGGGTAGCCATCTTTGAAAAGTTAGCATTAGTACCTGTCTTAGCCACTGCATCTAAAAAGTCTTGAGTTTTAACTTTTCCGTCCTGAATATCTTTAATCAGTTGTGTGGTGTTGGTGTGCATGGTTTTAGCCACTGCTGCCATACCTGCAGGAGATTGCTCAAGCATTAGTTTAAAGTCTTGCCATTGAACTTTTGGTTTAGCTGCCATTTGAGTGGCTTGTTCAGATAAAGTTTTCATAGCTTGAGCTGGATTATCTGAAGCGGCTGCTAAGCCCCCAAAACCTTTAACAAGTTTTGCTGTATTTTTAGTTCCAACTGCTGCTAATTGGGCATAAGTACTAGACATATCTGACGCACTGTAGATTGTTTGTTGGGCAAATTTTTGCATATCCTTCTTAGCACTAAGAATCTCAGCTGGAGATTTACCTAGTTCGTGCATATTGCCTTCAAAAGTTTGCCACGATTTAGAAGCTTCATTTAATTCGCCCACCATTGATTGAATGCCAGCAGTGGCCATGCTCATTCCTTTTGATACAGCTCCACCTACTAAATTCGCTCCAAGCATAGATTTAAATAAACCATCACTCTGCCTAGTTGCATTGCTAAAGGCACTCCCACCACTTAGCGTACTTTTTAATTTATTAAATCCAGATTGTCCTTTTGATAATCCTGCACTCAAACGATTTAATGCACCACTAAAAGCGTCATTAATTTTAATTGTTGCGCTTACTGTTGACATTTATTTCCTCCTTTCTTAATTTATGTATAAAAAAAGACACGGTAGAATTTTTACCGTGTCTTAACCGTAACCGCCTTCGCTCTTAGAGCCCCAAAGAATTCGGGGGTTTTAGCAGAGAAAATTACGGTAACTTTTGAACAAACTCTTTAAGGCTATTAATACCTCTCTATAAATAATATAAATATTATTTATCTTTACCAATATTAAAGTGTAGTAGTATAACTAAGTAATATAAGCCTAGATACATCAATACTTTCCAGGGTTATGGTAACTATAACCTACTATCACTATCTGTAACCTATAAAAAAAGAAAGACAAAGTCTTTGCATTAAACATGCTTTGACCTTGCCTTTCTTTTTGCTTCGCGTTCTTGTTTTTCCTCTTCTTTTTGTCTTACCTCAATTGATGCGACTATAAGCGCCTTTTCACGAATACTCATTGCAGTCCAAGTTTTAGGCGTCCAGTGGTATTCATTAAGAATATAGTGATATAAAGCAAAGTCACAAATTGAGTCATTAATTAGTTTTTTGCTTCTTCAACCAATTCATCTGGATCTTCATCATTTAAACCTGATAAATCCATAACAGCTTGGGATAATTGATTGTATTCTCCAATAGTAAGCATCTTCTTGAGTAATTTTTCTGGATCTCCAGGACAACCATAAGAAGTTTGTAATTCAGCATTATCTAAATCAGGGAATACTACTGAATGAGTTAAGATTAGTCCATTAAACTTATCTTGATCAGTTTGTTGTTCAATTTGATGGGTGCGTTTATTAGTAATACGTCTGGTGGCTTGCTTACGCAATACATCAGTCTCTTCGGCGGTTAAGCTTTGAATTTCAAAATCTGATTTAAATCTCTTGAGGTGTACCTTTCTCTTTTCAATTGGTGAACCTACATTTTCAAGTAAAAAGTCGCTAATATTTGTAGTCATAATATTATTTCTCCTTAAATTTTATTAGTAATCAATAGTAGCTGGCATTCCATCAAATTCCTTAACAAGGCTAATTCCTTCAAAAGTGAAATCTGATTCCCATTGCATAACGCCATCATCCGCTTCAAAATCTGCGATTGGAACATCATCCAAGTTAACATCTTTAAGTAAGACAGTTTGAGTACCTACATGAGATGTTGGATCATGAATGGTTAAAGTTGCTTTAAAGTATAAATCCCCACCTTGTTGAGTATAAGGAATAGCATATTTAATCCAATTAGAATTGATTACAAAGCCACCTAAAGTACCTGTTCCTTCAACAGAAGTGGTCTTCTTATGTTTCCAGTGAGTACCTAATGTTTGAACATCTTCCTTGTTCTTTTCTAATTTGGCAGTAAATTTATTACATTCGATCAATTTAATAATTTTACCGTTAATTTCAAGATCAATGTGAGCATCTTTAGTTGAGATGGTATCACGTCCATTTAAAAATGAATCTAAAGACATATATTATTTCTCCTATCTTACAGTAATAGTTACATAAAGCTTTTCCATAGCATCGACTGGTTGTACTGATAAATTCATTACAACTGCGTCGCTATCTTCTCCACCTAAAACTTCTAAATCGGTTGGAGTAAAGTTTTGAATAATAGATTGTGCCTGTAATCCTTGTAAGTAAGCGGTACGGTTAGCCTTAAACAAATTACGTCCAGCATCATCATTCCCTACTTTACCCAAAAATGAACTTTCAAATACTTGTTGAGTATTTGAACAAATTTCATCAAGTGTACGCATAATACGATTTTTACTAAATTCTTTAGGCTTTTCGCCGCTAAAACTAGTTAAAGTATCAATATCTTGCTCAATAACCACACGGTTGCCTGGACGAGTAGTAAATACAATTTCACCGTTATTAAGGGCAGTAATAGTATCTTCATTATTCAATCTTGGAGACGCTTCTACTGCATCATCAATATCTGCATAAGTTAAGGCTGTGGCAGCATCTGCACTTGCAGACATCCCAGCAAACCGAGCTGTAGCAGTTGGTACATCAATAAGGGTGCCATCATTAAGCAAATAACCATTCTTTACACTTGAGATGCCTTCATAGTTATATGCTACATCTGTAGAGTTAGGGATTACTCCTCGAACTTTAAGACCAATGTTTTCACGTAGTCGCTTAATTTGTTCAGCAAATAATTGATGAATGTTACTTGATTCGTCCCAACCTGCAGTTGTTGCAACAGAATAATATTCATTTTCAAGTACTTCGTTCATCACATTAATTACATTGTTCGTACCATCGGTACCACCAGTTAATTGATTTGAACCACTCAATTGGAAAAGAGAAGCATTATCCAAGTTTTGTCTTTCTTCAGGAGTAAGTTCCTTAGCCCCATTAATTAATTTATTAAAAGCTTCTTTGGCTTTATCAGTAATCTTAAACTTCACATATTCATTTTCAAACTCTAATTCATTAAGTGAATTAATGCCCAATTTGTTTACATCAAGTTTACTATCTAAAAAAACTCTAAATTGTACTCCCTTAATTGTTTGCTGATCTAAAATTTTTGTACCTAAAATTGTAGTAATAACATAGTCAGTGATTCCATTATTATTTGTATCAGCCTGATTCAAATCAACGGTAATGTTATTTCCAACAACACCTGGATTCTTCGCTTCAATACTAATATCAATTTGACCATTTTCTGATTTTGATCCATCAAACTTAGCTTTAGTCCCACCATTAACTGAATTAACAAGTAAAATAGTTTCAGCACCCTTTAATGCCTCTCGCACTGGAGCAAGTTCAGGGTCACTTAGTTTATGTCCTGTTAACTCTTCAAAATTACTTGATGCATCTAATGTAATGACACCATTTTTACCCCAGCCAAGCGGCTTGTTTTGAAACATTAACAAACGACCTAAAGGACTGTTAACAACAGGCTTTCCATTACCCTTAACATTAATATAGACACCTGGTCTACGTTTATTTTGTGCTTTCCAAGTTCCACCAGCCATTTAAATACCCTCCTTAAACTTCTTGATTGCTTGCTTAACCTGTGCAAGTGTGTATTCTTTATTATCTTCTAGAACAATATTGATAATATCTTTATCAGTAGTATTAAAAGTATTGCTCATTTTTAAGCCTAACTTTGTAAAAGTAGGCTCTTTTACTGCTGTTTTATTAGCAGTAGTTTTAGTTTTCTTTGATTCCACCATTAATATCAAGACTCCTTTGCATTGGTGTGTGATCAACTTTATACATATTCAATAAAAGGTCAAATTGCATAGTTAGCGTTTCTTCTTTTGGATCTGTATTAATATCACGGTTACGAACCGTAGAATACTCGTCCAACCGAGTAAAATTGTCTAATAATAATTCTTCCACTCTATTTAAATCAGCGTTTGGAGCTTCAGGATTAGCAAAATAAACAATTTGATAGGATACTGTGCGATCTTGAATATCAAAAAAGCGGTTCTTAGATTGTGTCAAAGTTTTAATAATGTAAAAACTCGGCACATCAAAACCGCTTGTTTGATTTTCTGTATAAATCGTTGTTTCGGGAAAAATTTCTGCTAATTTATCCACAATTCTTTGTATTATATCTTCCATTATTCCAATATTTTTTCAAATGCCCATAATCCTGGTGTAATTAATTGAGGTAATTGCATATTCACTTGATTAAGCGAACGTTGCATGAACCATTGTCCTGGCACCCAACTAGCTTTCAAACGTTTACCAATTGCAGGAACATATCTCCCTGGAGTTTGTCTATGACCTCTTTCAACATATGAAGCGTATTCCATATTGTTATTAAGTGTGATAGTCCATCCACCACCTGAATGGCTGGGACCATCAACCTCCCATGCTCTTCTTAAGCCACCTGAATCCACTGGAGTATTAGCCTTAAAAGTTCTAAGTGCTTGTACACCAATGTTACGACTACTTTTACTTAATTCTCTTTTAATATCTCCATGCTTGATTCTTCCTTTAACTCGGTCAGCCCATGCTTGAAAATCAGCATCGTCAATTTCTCCTAATGACATAAGTAATCACGCCTTTTCATCCCTAGTCATAGCTAATTCCTGATGACTGTAATAACCTGTGTACCCTTTGCTAGCACGTTTATATTTAGACGTTTGCCCATTCTGGTCAGTGACATAGATAATCGCACCAGCAGGAATATTAATTCCGTTTCGAATTAATAGCTTAGCATCATATTGATCAGTACCATAAAATGACTGATTCCCTGCAGATTGTCCTTTAAGAATAACTTTCGCGGGCTCATTTTCGACAATTGTTGTTGAAACATTATTAGTAATGTGATTTTTAACAACAGGTTTGGTACCAGTAATTTTTACTTTATCAGTCCATAAAATGGGAATGGTTTTCTTTAAGGCTTTAAAGTAATTCATATTACCACTTTATCCTTCTAAAATTATTAAGAACATTAATATCATTATCACTAATAGGATTTATGTTTTGCAAAGCGTTATAAATTTCACTCTTAGATCTAAAGGTCACACTAGTATCACCTTCGTTGAGAGATTGAATATTATAAGTACCATCGCTTCCTTCAACCCTTGATAATAAATCATGAGTATCAATCATTCGAATAACCATTGTAACCATAGTACGATCTAATTCTTGAGGTAACTCATCAATAGAAATGTTAGTGTAATTTGCTACATCTTGAATAGTTTTACTTAAAGAAAAAGTAAGAAGATCTGTGTATAGTTCTTCTCGCTTTCGTTTCATTTCTTCTTTAGCTTTAGCGATAACCTCATTATCTTCGGTTAGGGATGCAGTGGATTCATCAATCTCAAAAGGAACCAACAATTTAATTTGCTCTAACATAGCTCCATAGCGTTCAAGATCTAGCATTTTTTACCCCTACTTTACTAAAGCTAATAATTCATCCTTAGTATTTTTACCAGCAAAATCAATATTTTGCTTAGTTAAATAAGCCTTGATTTCTTCAACGGTATTGTTCTTATTTGGCTTAGCATCATTCTTTGCAGTTTCTTTACGACCTGAACCAGTAGAGTCAGCAGCGGACTTATCTGCAATAAAGAATTCAACACCTCGGAACTTTGGCTTAAGCAATAATACATCATCATATGATTGTTCATAGTAAAGGTAATTACCTGAAGTAGCTGCACTTGGAGCATCAAAACCTGCCCATGAGTACTTTTCAGGAGCAATTTGTGATCCATTCCAAATAAGCATCATCTTAATTTGCTTTGCATCGTCAACTTCCTTAGATCCATCAGTAAAGTCAAACTTTGTTTGGAATAAGTCTTCAGGAACTGCAACCACAGTTACTTCATCAAGTGAACGAACTGTACGATTAATATTTTGAGCATCCCCCACAACAATAGTACGGTTTACTGCTTCAGCTTCCTTAAGTAAGTAATAAGTTGCAGTGTCAGTATAAAGAATACGGCCTTGCGCTGGAACTCTAGCAAGATCAAGATTTCTCATCATTTGATCGTAAGCCTTAAGAGCATTGCTTGCATCAAGTGACTCGGTATGAATACCTGCATTTTCTTCTAATCCTTCATCAACATTAATCTTTTGGCGTTGATCGAATAACTTAGAAAACATTTCACGGTCTTTTTCAGGCATTTTAGAATCTTGATTGTATTGCTTAGTAATATTTGCCATTGATACAACTTGATTGGTTTCATCAACATCAAGAGGATCAACCAAAGTACTCCAATAACGGTCATTAGTTAATTCATAGACATCATAATCTAGTGAATAATTTGCCGCAGGTGTAGTTACTGTACGTCTTGCGCGATCTTTACGACCACTTAAAATTTGTAAACGTGGAACCTTGATATGTTTAGCATCAAGGAAGTTAATTTGATTATTTGATGGTGATTGCCACAAAACGCTTGAGTACAAATCTGTAGGATAAAAACCATCAATAACAGCTTGTTGGTATTTTTCAGCATAGTTAATAGCCATTAGTTATTATTCTCCTTTAAATACATTTACCATTTGTTGAACTGGATCAGTTTCAGCAGGCTTACCATTGGAAGGCTGATAATCTTGCTTTTGTCCTTCATTAAATAAATAAGAATCACTTTGCTTAATTGACTTAATTTGACTGTCCAAACCAGTTAGATTACCTTCTTTATCTAGTTTGATTTCATTCATATCAAGTAATCCTTTAATAGCCTTCGTGTTTCTAACCCCAGCTTTAGAGAGTTCTCCATCTAAGGCACTATTTAAGCGTGTTTGACTAAGCTTAGTTGATAGATCCGCGGTATCTTTCTCATACTTAGCCTGCAATTCTTTATAAGAATTAGATAGCTCCTCATTATCCTTAGCATTCTTACGCAGTTTTTTTAAATCCTTATCGCGTTCTTTTAGTTGAGCCTTCAAGGCTTCATTTTCTTCCTGCATTTCTGCACTAGAGGACTTAGCCTTCTCAATATCTGCTCCATTTAAATCCATAATTTGATTAATTACAGATTCTTCTAATCCCAGCTCTTTCAATTGATCTCTTTTCATAATTTCTCCTATCCTTTCACACGTTTTATACGAGTTCGCCTCTCCTAAGGTATAAAAAATAAGCAGTTTTACGACTTACTTAGGTCAAAATTATTATTGATTTATTATCCAATAAACATTAATTCCGAATGTGTCTTTCATGAAATGAATATACCATATGTTAAGAACTGTTCCTGCAACAAAAAATAACACAAAAACAACTAGTACAGCTAAAATATATAGCAAAATTGTAAACCATTCGCTATATCTAACCTTATCCCATAGTTCTTTCATAAAGCACCTATATAATTACATAATAAAAAGCGAATCCTTGATATAAGAACTCGCTTAGTTTTGTTATTTATTGTGAAAACAAAAAAATAATTATAATCCTTCAAGGTCATCTATCCAATCAGGATCATACTTAACATTTTTATATACTTGTTTACCAATTGCTAAATTAAAATTAGCAAGTATTTGTTCATAACGCTTAATCATATAAGGCATTACTTCGTTACGTGATAATTCTCCAATATTAACAAGGTCTTCAATATATTTTTTATTATAGTCAGATGCTTTATTACTAATTTCTTCTAAATACTCCTTAGAACATTCATTAGTAAAATCACCGTATTCATAGGGAGCGCCATATTTTAATAATGGAACTAAATATTCTTGGGGTAAAATTTTACCAGTAGACCTATTGACGGTATAAAAATAATAATCAACCGCAAAAACATAATATTCGTTGTTTTTAGCTAATAGTTTAATCATCATATTTACCTCCAATTACTTTATATTTTATACCGTCTTGTTTTAGTTCTGGTTGTAATATTTCAGTTAATTCTAGACACTGATACATAATTAACATCATTTGCGGATAAATCTCCAT